GTAGCATCGTATCCAATGAAATCAATGACGCGCTGAACCACTTTGACAGCGAGTACACAGAACAGCGTTTACGCGCTATGGATTTCTATCTGGGCGAGCCACTAGGTAATGAGGTGGCTGGCAAGTCGTCAGTTGTAGCTACAGAGGTAGCCGACACCATAGAGTCTATGCTCCCCAACATCATGCGCGTATTCACGTCAAACGATGAATACGTGCGCTTCAAGCCTCGCAGTGCCGAGGATGTTGAGAAGGCTGAACAGGCGTCAGATTACGTCAACCACGTTATTAATAACGATAACAATGGGTTCCAGCTTTTGCATACCTTCTTCAAGGATGCGTTGCTGTTCCGTCTTGGCGTTGTGAAGTTTTACTGGGATGAGTCCGAGGACGTAACCGAAGAAGAATATAACGGCCTGTCAGAAGAAGAACTGGCGATGCTGATGGACGACCCCGATGTTGAGATTGTGTCGCAGGAAGAAACCATAACTGAGACGTATGCAGACGAGATGACAGGCGAACTGTTCCCTGTATCATCAACATATGACCTTTCAGTCCGTGTCACGCGCAAGTCTGGCAAGATTAAAGTTATCAACATACCGCCAGAGGAATTTCTGGTGTCACGCCGTGCAGTCTCACTCGATGAGGCGCACTTTATGGCGCACCGCACGACTATGACCGTCAGTGACCTTGTGGCTATGGGCTACGACCGCGAGGAAGTAGAGGCACACGCGGGTGTTGGCGAGTTGGACATTGATAGCGAGCGAACCCAGCGTTTCCAAGACCTAGAGGCTTCCACAGGCACAGAGGCCGCAGATCCGGCACTGCGCGAGGTTGTATATTACGAGTGCATCACCAACATCGATTATGACGGTGACGGCATTGCCGAGAGACGCCGCATATGTGCGATTGGCTCCGAAGGCCAGCACATCCTGCACAATGAACCATTCGATCACATCCCGTTTGCGGCTGTCACGCCTATCATGATGCCGCACCGCCTGATTGGTCGCTCTATCTATGACATGACCGAGGATTTGCAGGTCATCAAGACGACCCTCATGCGCCAATACCTAGACAGCGTTTATTCATCCACCCTGCCGCGTATGGCGGCTGTTGAGGGTCAAGTTAATCTTGATGATTTGCTGGACGGCACGGCTGGCGGCGTTATCCGCGTCAGACAGGCGGGAATGTTACAGCAGATCACAGGCGCATCGGTTGGCGGAGAGATTCGCCCATTGATGGATTACGTTGACACGATCAAGCAACAGCGCACGGGCATGAGTGCCGCATCGCAGGGGCTAGACGCTGACGCACTGCAATCAAGCACCGCATCAGCCGTGTCTGCCACGGTTCGTGGCGCACAGATCAAGCTAGAGTCAGTGGCGCGTACATTCGCAGAGACAGGCGTCAAGCAGTTGTTCAAAGGCATCCTGCACTTGGTCACCAAGTACGACAACAAGGATCGCATCGTGCGCTTGCGTAACAAGTTTGTGCCGATCAATCCTGCTGAGTGGGAATCTGAGTTCGACTGCGTTGTGCAAGTTGGCCTTGGCACGTCTGACGATGAGACAAAGATTGCATTCCTGACGCAGATTGCGGCGAAGCAGGAGCAGATCATGATGCAGTTGGGTGCGAATAACCCAATCGTGTCTATGCCTCAGTACGTTAATACATTGCGGTCTATTGCCGAGATTGGCGGATTTAAGGATGCGGATCAGTTCTTTAACTCGCCGCAGATGATCCAGCAACAGATGGCCGCTATGCAAGCCCAGCCTGAACAGCCACAACCTGATCCGAAGATGATCGAGATGCAACAGGATATGGCACTCAAGCGCGAGCGTATGCAGTTAGAGATACAGCTAGAGCGTGAGAAGATGGCTATGGAGATGGAACTGCGCCAGCAGGAACTCCAAGCCGAGGCTGAGCTAAGAGTGGCAAAGGCTCTAACCGATGCCGAAATTTCAACTAACTTGCCGAGGGTTTAGATATGGCGTTAATGTTTGAGTCTGGGACAGGGCGACAAATTGGCGGCGGAGAGGATGCGCGTTTTGGTGCATACACACCGACATCGGCGGTTGCCCAGCAGTTAGAAAACGAGATTGCCGCCAGCGCGGCCAGACAGGCCGCTTCGCAGTTTGCGGAACAACAACGTCAGGACGCCATAGCCGCCACTGTCGCACAGCAAGCGGCGATGGAACAGCAACGTGCGCTTGAAAGAAATCGTTTAGCTATTCAGTCAACTCCAGCCTACCAGCAACAGGTTGCAGGTCTGGAACAGTTACAAAGGGACTTGCGTAATATTGAGAGAAGGCAAGCACAAGCAATGCCTATGGGTGCGCCTTCATACCTTGGTTTTGCAAAACAGGCTGGGCTTTCTTCTTTGGCTGGCCAAATGCTAGGCGGCGGAGAATTATCGCCAGCAGAGCTTGCGGCGCGTCAGGCGCAGGTCATACGCGATCAACAAGGCCGCGCAATGGGCTTCGCGTCACCATCTGGCTCATTGCTGGCGGGGACAGACCCATACGCGCCACAGCGCGAAGCCGTGGCCGATATGTACCGCGATGACCGCCCAGAGGTTGTTGGCTCAATAACAGACGCCGCAACAGGCCAAGAGAGATGCCCGACCGGATATATGTTTGACGAAGATTTACAGGCTTGCCGCCTTGACACTGGTATGGCCGCCTCGCCAGTTGACGACAGAACTGATGCCACTGCCGCGTATGCACGTTTGGGGCTTCTCGATGTCGCGCCTGACTTCTCTGGCTCTGCATTCGGTGACGGTGCCGGATTTGGCGCACAGAACTTAGCATTCCGCCGCAGAAGCGCAACACGGCCTGACATATTCAGAGCAAGCCCATCATTGGAAGGACGCACGTTACTATCATGAACGAGGGAAAAGCAAGGGAAGCAGTAAACCGCGCGGCGAAGGCCGAGGTGCTGTTAAGGAACGAGTTGTTACAGGAAGGGTTTGATTACCTAGAGACGCAATTTATAGAGGCGTGGCGCAATAGCGAGGTCACTGACAACGAAAGCCGAGAACGCCTGTATCAGTTACTCAAGAATCTTGAGGCGTTGAAGGGGTACTTTAACACTGTAATTGAAGATGGTAAGATGGCGAATGCACAGCTTGAACAAGTCAAGATGCAAAACAATTTTAACACAAGGAAAAGGTGATTTTTATGTCCGACAATCCAAATGGAACCGGAGCAATTTCTTTTAACGATGCACTGAATCTTCTAAACACCCCATCAGGGGACAATGTAGTAGAAGAACGGCAAGAGGAAGAAGCACAGAGTGCTGAACCTCAACAGCCTGAGATTGAAGCAACTGACACATCAGAGGACACGGCATTTTTTGACGCCACCGATGATGACGATCAGGACGATGATATTGATGACGGCGAAGATGCTTACGAGGACGAAGACCAAGACGAATACATTGAAGCCCCTGAGTCTTACACCGTCAAAGTTGACGGCGTGGAACATGAGGTAACTTTAGATGAATTGCGTAATGGTTATTCGCGCCAACAGGCATTCACTAAGCGTTCTATGGAACTGGCAGAACAACGCAAAGCCTTTGAAACAGAGGCCGCCGAGACTAAGCAGTTACGTGACGCTTACAAGCAACATCTCGATGTGTTGCAAGGTCAAATCCAGCAGACAACTCAGCAAGAGCCTGACTGGAGAGCATTAGCCGAAACAATGTCGGAACGTGACTTGTTTCTGTACAAGACTGAGTGGGATCAGCAGAAAGAGTATTCCAAGCAGTTAGAGGCAGAACAGGGTCGCATAGCCCAAGAGCAAGCACTTGAACAGCAAGAGCAAATGAAAAAGCACTTGGTTACGCAACGTGAAGATATGCTAAACCGCATACCTGACTGGAAAGATGAAGATGTACGCGACAGCGAACGTCAAGAAGTCATCAAGTACGCTCAGAGGCGGATCGGGTTTTCTGAGGAAGAAATCGCAAATGCGTCAGACGCAAGGGCTATTGAACTTCTTTATAAGGCGTGGAAGTGGGACAATCTTCAAGGTAAGAAACCCGCCGCCAAGAAACGCACACAGAACGCACCGAAAATGGCAAGAGCTGGGCAACCTCGCACTAAAAGTGATGTACAAACCCGTTCGCGGAAAAAAGCACTGGATCGCCTCAGTAAAGAGGGCAGTGTTGACGCCGCAGTCAACTACTTGATGGGCAACTAGCCCAAGGAGAAATACAAAATGACTACTTTCGCTACCAGTGCCGCAATCGGCCAGAAAGAAGAACTAGCCGATATTATTTATCGGATTGACCCATCTGAGACACCTGCATTCAGCAACATGAAGAAAAGCACTTCATCTGCTGTTTTCACAGAGTGGCAGACTCAGGACTTGGCCACAGCGGCGGCTGACAACTACGTCAACGAAGGTGCTGACGCTACTACAGCGGCGGCCACTCCAACAGTCCGTCTTGGTAATTATCATCAGATTTCAGTGAAGTCATTCGCTACATCTGGCACACTCGATGCTGTTGACACAGCAGGTAGAGAGCGAGAGAGCAATTACCAAAAAGTGCTAAAAGCAATCGAGCTTCGTAGAGATATTGAGAAGTCGATCACTGACACAAACGTTGCACGTTCTGCATCAGACCCACGCAAATCTGCGTCTCTGATGACTTGGATCACAAACGGTTCAGTCGGTGCGGGTGCAGGTGCGTTCTCAGCAGGTACAGGCACAGACACAGTGACTGACGGTGATGATCGTGCGCTTTCACTTGCACTCATCGAAGACGGAATGCAGGACGCTTGGACAGATGGTGGAAACCCATCAATGATGCTTTGTTCGGCTACTAACCGTGCGAACTTCTCTGATCTGTCAGCATCTGGCAACCTTGTCAGCAATGACGTGAACATGACTGCCGCGAAGGAAGTTGCCTACGTTGGATCAACATCAGTATTTCTTACTGACTTTGGTACAGTTGAGGCAACTCCATCACGCTTCATGTCAAACGACAAGATGTTCCTGATCGACCCTGCATTCGTTGAGCTTTGCACAATGAATGGTCGTAACTTTGCCGAGATTGCTCTGGCGAAGAACGGTGACGCAGAGCGTTCACAGATCATCTGTGAGTGGGCATTGAAGCCATTGGCTCCAAAGGCACACGCCGGAATCTTTGATCTATCAGGATCATAAGCATAAGAGGGGGCGGCGCAAGTCGCCCCCATTACTTTTGTAAGGGACGTTAAATGCAGAGAATTATTAAAAGCGATGCGGCGACAGGCACGGTGATGAAGATGCACCAAGACCACAGCGACACCGCAGTCGTTGAGACAATCCAGAACTTTGAAAATCTGCTCAAGATCAATAAGCAGATGAGCAACGACTGGAGCAATACAAATTTTCACGGCACACAGAAACACGTTCATCATGTGGCGGAAATACCAAACGTAGTTTATAATCATCTTCTGGAGACACTGGGCAGTCCACGCGAAAACCCGAAGGCGTGGAAGGCTTGGTTAAACGATAGCCAGAATCGTGATTTTAGGACAGGCGGCGGAACACTATGAGTATCAGCACTTACACCGAGTTAAAAACGGCTGTCGCGGCATTCCTTGCTCGCTCTGACTTGGACTCGCAGATACCTAACTTTATCCAGCTTGCTGAGTCGCGTATGTCGCGTGAACTTGAGACGCGAGATCAGGAAAAGCGAGCCACTGCGACTCTGACATCCGGCGATGAATATATTGCGTTGCCGACTGACTTGCGCGAAGTGCGTTCTATAACCTTGGATACCAGCCCAAAGACTGTT